ATAAAGAAAGATAACTATGCCCAATTACGAACAAGACTTAAGAGCTACAACAGGCAACGCACCTACGAAGTATGTTGACCCGTTGACTGGATTACAAGTACCATATCCCCAAGCAACTTACCAAACACCTACACCAGGTAACCAAATGGGAACCGCGAAACCGCTGTTTAACGATAACACTGTAAATGCTGGTAACCAAATTTTTGGAGATGTCGAACAAAGACAAATGTCTCTACAAAATCAATCTGGAATTGTTCAAGCTCCTCTGTATTTTAAAGACCAGACAGGAGATGGTAAAATAACGCAGGCTGATGTTATAAAAGCAAGAACTGAAGGATATAAAAAATAAAAAATAAAAAATTATGGCAAAAAAAGTAACAAAAGCTGATGTTAACGCCGGAGGCGTAGTTGGTGAAAACACTATTTGGGACGGACCGTTAAGTCAACTAGGTAGACCTCATGGTAAAGGTTCTAGTAGTGGATCAAAAGGTATGAGATTAAAACTAGCAGATTGTGGTTGTGACTCCTTAAAAGGACCGATCACTCAAAGAGCTAAGTGATAACATGATGTCAATGGGAGATATAAAATTGTATATGTTAAACGTAAGTGCGTTTGCTGTATCTATGTCTAGTATAGATGTAGTGCTTAAGCTGACTTTATTAGCTGTGTCTATTGGCTACACAGTTCAAAAATGGTATAATCTAAACAAAAAATAATATGGCTAAGCTGGAAAAATCAAAAATGGCTTGCAATAAACCTAAGAAGACTCCTAGTCACTCAACCAAGTCTCACGTAGTTAAAGCTTGTAGCAACGGTAAAGAAAAAATTATTAGGTTTGGACAACAAGGAGTTAGTACAGCTGGTAAACCTAAAGAAGGTGAATCAGCCAAGCAAAAAGCAAGACGCGCAAGTTTCAAAGCTAGGCATGCTAAAAACATTAAAAAAGGTAAAATGTCCGCTGCTTACTGGGCTGATAAAGTTAAATGGTAAAAATAAATAACTATGAATAAAGGTAAAAAATACGATCAAAAAGAAGCTTACAATAAAAATTTAAGCGCTAGTGCTAGATTACACTACTTAGAAAACGCTAGACACGATGCTGATTCTCCAGCTAAAATGGCCTACGGCAAATCTCCAGCGAAAATGGAATCTGTTAAAACAGAAAAAAACAACTTGCTTAAAGACAATCCAATAGCTAACAAAGCTTCAGGATCTTTCATGTCTAAACATAGTCAATCAGGTTTTGCTTCTCCAATAAAGAAAAAAAGCTGTAAATACTAGTATGTCTTTTAAGCTAAAACCACCTATCGAGTGTGATAGTACTCCAGTGTATCAAAAAGATATGGAAGATGGTGTTTTAGGTATGGCTAATAGAAATGGCACCATACTCGTGTCTAAAAACTTGAGTCCTAACAAGATGGAAGAAGTAATAGAGCACGAGAAAGTGCATATTGACCAAATGAAGCGTGGTGACTTGGATTATGATAGTGGTAGTGTCTACTGGAAAGGTAGAAAATACTCTAGAAAATCTATGATGGAAGGTGCTAAAAACCTGCCATGGGAAAAGGAAGCATACAACAAAACTAAAAAATGAAAAAAATACTAAGCCTTTTAACAGGCGGTCTCATTAAAGACGTTGGTAGTGTTATAGATAAGTTAACCACTACGGACGAGGAAAGATTAGCTGCTAAGCACAAAATACAAGAATTACTAGAAAAGGCAGATAAAGAGGCTCAAGACCAGGTTACTGATAGATGGAAGATGGATATGCAGTCTGATTCTTTTTTATCAAAGAACATTAGACCGTTAGTCATGGTTTATTTAACAGCTGTTTTCACTATTCTAGCATTTGCAGATGGTAATATAGGTGGTTTTAAAATAAACGTAGCATATATACCAGTTTTCCAAACGTTACTAATGACCACTTATGGTGCTTATTTTGTTGGTAGGACATGGGAAAAGAATAAAAAATCAAGTGATAATAAAGATAAGTAAATATAAATTTAATCAAATCAAAGAAAATGAGTAAAATCACAAAAGAACAATTAGAGAAAATTAAAGAACAACAAGGGAGACTGCAAGGTATCTTAACTGATATTGGTATTATTGAAGTACGTAAGCATGAAGCCCTTCACACTCAAGCTGTTATATCTCAAGAGGTTGAAGCTACAAAGAAACAACTCGAAGAGGAGTATGGTGCTATCAATATCAATATGACCGATGGTAGTTACACTGAGATTGAGGTGAAAGATGACTCTGAAATGACAGTTGTTAAATCTAATAACTAATGAACTCTGTAGTTAGAAAAATAAGTATTGGTTCTGATTACAAAAACGACGCGATGCATTATGCTGTTGGTCAACAGGTTTACGGAGGTCATACTATATCGGCCATACTTTACTCTGAAGATGATAGTTCTTATAGTATCTATATCAAAAAAAAGGACGAGGTAATGCCATGGAAGAAATTTAACTCTAACATGGCTATCTCTGTTGAATATGATCTAGAATACTAATGAAAAGTTTATTTGACTTTATCGTAAAACCCTTAAATAAAAGGTACGATACAGAAGTTAAGATAGGTGACAAAAGCCTAATAACTAACACTAATACTGAAGACTTCAAAGCTGTAAGCAATAGAGCGGTAGTGATTTCAACTCCCTCTGCTTACTCTACACCGATTAAAGAAGGTGATGTGATTATTATACACCACAATGTTTTTAGAAGTTTTTTTGATATTAGAGGTAAACGAAAAGATAGTAGATCTAAATTTGTAGATGACTTATATTTTTGTTCACCTGACCAAATATACTTATACAGCAGTAACGACACTTGGAATTCTTTTCGGGATCGTTGTTTTGTAAAACCCTTGTTAGATAACAATGATCTAACGTTGGATAAAGAGAGAAAGCTTATAGGAATACTAAAATATGGTAATAGTTCCTTAGAAGCTCTTAAAATCGTTCCTGGTGACCTTATAGGTTACACTCCGTATGGTGAGTTTGAATTTGTAGTTGATGGTGAACGATTATATTGTATGAAATCAAATGATATTGCAATCAAGTATGAATATAAAGGAGACGAAAAAGAATATAATCCTAGCTGGGCAAAAAGCAGTTGAGGAATTAATTCAAGTAGCTAAGGAAAAAATAGTTGACTCAGATGATGATATATCTGCTGATAGATTAAAAAACGCCGCAGCTACAAAGAAGCTAGCTATTTTTGACGCTTTTGAAATACTTAGTAGAATAGAAGAAGAAGAAAAACTTTTGGAGGAAAAACCAAAAGATGTTAAACAAGAAAAATCTTTTAGAGGTTTTGCTGAAGGTAGATCTAAATAATGTATAAGCAAACGCTAGTACGTACTGTAAAAGATCATATAAAGCCAGCAGTTCTCAAAAGAAACAATAGATACAAGAAGTGGGAAAAAGGCTATAACCCTGAGCATGATGTAGTTATAATAAGTAGCGATGGAACTATAGGTGAAATTATAGAGATTCAAAACTTAAAAATAGCATTACCATTAAAACCTAAGAACGTTCACAAATGTTCTCAGGATAAAAAAGATCAAGTTTGGACGAAGTTGGAATATCCAAAAGAACTATCTAAGATAAAGAGTGTTTTTGATTGGGAAAAATATCCAACTGATTTTAAAGAAGAGTGGTACGAATACATAGATAAAGAGTTTGAAAAAAGAGAGAAAGGTTTTTGGTTTTATAACAATGGCAATCCAACTTATATTACTGGTACTCATTACATGTACTTGCAGTGGTCCAAGATTGATGTTGGGGCAGCAGATTATAGGGAATCAAATAGAATATTCTTCATATTCTGGGAAGCTTGTAAAGCAGACAAGAGGTGTTATGGAATGTCGTATCTCAAGAATAGACGTTCAGGATTTTCATTCATGGCGTCTGGGGAGACAGTTAATATGGCCACAATATCAACGGATTCACGGTTTGGGATATTGTCCAAATCTGGCTCCGATGCTAAGAAGATGTTCACAGATAAAGTTGTACCCATTTCTATTAACTACCCGTTCTTTTTCAAACCAATACAAGACGGAATGGATCGCCCAAAAACGGAACTCGCATATAGGGTACCCGCGTCAAGGCTCACCAGACGTAAACTTAACGAAGGTGAAACCGAGGAGGAACTAGAAGGATTAGATACAACTATTGACTGGAAAAACACAGGAGACAACTCCTATGATGGTGAAAAATTAAAACTATTAGTACACGATGAAAGTGGAAAATGGGAAAGACCAGACAATATATTAAACAACTGGCGAGTTACAAAGACTTGTTTAAGGTTGGGTAGTAGGATCGTTGGTAAATGTATGATGGGCTCAACCTCTAATGCTTTAGAAAAAGGTGGTGGAAACTTTAAAAAACTTTATTATGCCTCAAATGTCGAAAAAAGAAACCGCAACGGACAGACTAGTTCGGGATTATATAGTTTGTTCATTCCTATGGAATGGAACTACGAAGGATTCATCGATGCTTATGGGCTACCTGTATTCGACAACCCCAAGAAAGAAACTAGAGACCCTAGTGGCGAAATAATAACTAATGGAGTTATAGAGCATTGGCAGAACGAAGTTGAAGGTTTAAAAGACGATCAAGACGGTTTAAATGAATATTATCGTCAATTTCCTCGAACAGAGGAACACGCTTTTAGAGACGAGGCTAAAGAGTCTTTATTTAATTTAACAAAAATATACGAACAAATAGATTACAATGCTGATCTACATAATACAGCTACTATTACAACTGGTAGTTTTATGTGGGAAAATGGAGTTAAAGATACTAGAGTTTTATTTTACCCAAACAAAGATGGAAGGTTTAAGATATCTTGGGTTCCACCTGTTAGTCTACAGAATAGAGTAGTAATAAAGAACGGTGTTAAATATGCAGGTAATGAGCACTGCGGAGCGTTTGGTTGTGATAGTTATGATATATCAGGTACCGTTGATAAGAGAGGTTCTAACGGATCTCTACATGGGTTAACTAAGTTTTCAATGGAGAACGTACCCCCAAACTTGTTTTTTCTAGAATACATAGCTAGACCTCAAACAGCTGAAATATTCTTTGAAGACGTGTTAATGGCTTGTGTTTTTTATGGTATGCCAATACTAGCAGAAAATAATAAACCTAGGTTATTGTATCATTTTAAAAGAAGAGGTTATAGAGGTTTTTCAATGAATAGACCAGATAAGATATACAATAAATTGTCTGTTACAGAAAGAGAAATAGGTGGAGTGCCAAACTCCAGTGAAGATATGAAACAGGCTCACGCAGCTGCTATTGAAACATATGTAGAGGAAAACGTTGGTAATACACCTAACGGTTATGGTAATATGTATTTTCAAAGAACACTAGAAGACTGGGCTAAGTTTAACATAAATAATAGAACAAAGCACGATGCTTCTATTAGTTCTGGTTTAGCTATAATGGCTTGTAACAAAAACAGATATACTCCTGTGGCTAAAAAAGAATACAAGAAAATAAATTTAGGTATAAAACGATACGATAACAAAGGTACATCGTCAAAAATTATAAGATAAATGAAAGTATACACCAATACTAATAGCTCTTTCCCTAGCCAAGTAGTTAGTGATGAAGTTAAAGCAAGCTTAGATTACGGGATTCAAGTCGCTAGAGCTATCGAGGGAGAGTGGTTTCAAGAAGGTCGTTCTGGTAACAGGTACGCTCAAAGCTACAGTAACTACCACCAACTTAGATTATACGCTAGAGGTGAACAATCAATAGCTAAATATAAAGACGAGTTATCAATAAATGGAGATTTATCTTATTTAAATTTAGACTGGAAACCCGTACCAGTTATACCTAAGTTTGTAGACATTGTTGTTAATGGAATGTCTAACAAGTCCTACGATATACAAACAGTGGCTCAAGATCCTTTTTCTATAGAGCAAAAATCAAAATATGCTAAAGCTGTTTCTAGAGATGTAAACATGAGACAGACACTAGAGAACTTTAAGACTGATCTTGGTTTAGACTTGTATAACGTCTCTAATCCTAGCGATTTACCAGCTAGCCAAGAAGAATTAGATCTTTACATGCAAATGAGCTACAAACAAACTGTTGAAATAGCAGAAGAAGAGCTCATAGACAATACACTAGCTTACAATAGGTACGAGGAAACTAAAAGGAGACTAGCCTATGACTTAACTGTTTTAGGAATATGTGCTACTAAAACAAATTTCAATAGAGCTGAAGGAATAAAGATAGAATATGTAGACCCTGCTTACATGGTGTACTCATACACTGAAGACCCAAACTTTGAAGATATTTATTATGTTGGAGAAGTTAAGTCTATAACTATAGCCGAACTAAAGAAACAGTTTCCAGATATATCTAAAGAAGAGCTTGAGGCTATACAGAAAATGCCTGGTAATTCGCAGTATATAACAGGTTGGGGTAATTACGACGCTAACACTGTACAGGTAATGTATTTTGAATACAAGACGTATCAAGATCAAGTGTTTAAAATTAAAAGAACAGAAACTGGCTTAGAAAAAGCTATTCAAAAAACAAGTGACTTTAATCCTCCAACTAACGATAATTTTGAACGAGTTTCAAGAACTATAGAGGTTTTGTACACAGGAGCTAAAGTATTAGGTAACAATCATATGCTAGAGTGGAAACTAGCAGAGAACATGACAAGGCCGACAGCTGATTCGACTAAAGTAGAAATGAACTACTGTATTTCAGCACCTAGAATGTATAAAGGCAGAATTGAGTCTATTGTAAGCAGAATAACTGGCTTTGCTGATATGATTCAGCTGACCCATTTAAAACTTCAACAAGTTATGTCTAGAATAGTACCTGATGGTGTATTTTTAGATATGGACGGGTTAGCTGAAGTTGACTTAGGTAACGGTACAAATTATAATCCAGCAGAGGCTTTAAATATGTATTTCCAAACTGGTAGTGTTGTAGGTAGGTCATTAACTCAAGACGGAGGTATGAATGCTGGTAGAATTCCAGTACAGGAATTAGCTTCTTCTTCTGGTCAAGGAAAGATACAGAGTTTAATTGGTACTTACGAATACTACTTAAAAATGATTAGAGATGTAACAGGATTAAATGAGGCTAGAGATGGTTCTATGCCTGATAAAGATTCTTTACTAGGATTACAGAAGCTAGCTGCTAACGCATCTAACACAGCTACTAAGCACATATTAAACTCTTTGTTGTATGTTAGTCTTAGAATCTGTGAAAATGTTAGTTTAAAAGCTGCTGACGTTCTAAAAAATCCTCTACTTAGAAATGCTTTAGCTAACTCTATAAGTACTTTTAATACAAACACTCTTCAAGAGCTTATAAACTTACAACTTCATGATTTTGGTATACACTTACAGTTGGAGCCCGAAGAAGAGGATATTGCTAAGTTAGAACAGAACGTTCAAATGGCACTACAGACACAAGCTATATCATTATCAGATGCTATCGATATTAGAGAAATAAAAAACACAAAGCTAGCTAATAAGTATATAAAACTTAGACAGCAACAAAAATCACAAAGAGAGCAAGAGCAAGCTCAGGCTAATATACAAGCCCAAGCTCAAGCCAATGCACAAGCAAGTGAAGCAGCAGCTATGGCTGAAGTTCAAAAACAACAGGCTTTAACTCAAGAAAAAGTTAGTATAGAGCAAGCTAAGTCTCAGTTCGAGATACAACGTATGCAGACAGAAGCTCAAATAAAAAGAGAGTTAATGGCTGAAGAGTTTAGCTACCAGTTACAGCTGGCAAAAGCTAGAGCAGACGTAGAAAAAAACAAAGAGTCTGAGATTGAAAATCGCAAAGACGAAAGGACTAGAATACAAGCTACTCAACAGTCTGAACTTATAGCTCAGAGACAAAACGACGAGCTACCTAAAAACTTTGAATCTGCCGGGTTTGACAACCTTGGTGGTTTTGGACTAGAACAGTTCAACCCTAAGTAGGAACAAATTTTAACTATTTAATTATATTATATTATGTCACAAGAAAAACAAGAGGGAGA